GTAATGCCTAAACGCTCAAGTAGTGCAGCCTTGGCAATAGCCTTTTCTTCAGCCAAAGCCGCTTCATCTGCTTTAGCCTTAACTGCAGCAGCATGAGTTGCTTCAATGTCTGCCACTTCTTCGGCTGTCATTTCGCGTTCAACTGTGCGATTTTCATCTGCGAATACTTCTGTTGCTGTTGCCATTTTTATTCCTAACTTAGTGTGTAGCCGTAGATGCGAATTTTACCTGTGATATTTCCGCTGCTTGGATAAATTGTTATTCCGTCATAACTAGTGCTGACATTGTGAACGCCTGAAAGTCTGAATTGATTGTTTTGATTGGAAGAATCCCAATTGTTAGAATTTGAAACCATTGTTGTCGGTTTTGCAATAAAAGGATCGTTTAAGTAAAGATCACGATATGTTCGTGCAACATAAGTCGTTGATATTTCAGAAATAGACATGCTAGTTCCAGTTTCTGTGGTGCCGCCAAGTGTTACTCCACGCTGGTAAATTCTTTGGCGAATATAATTACTAGAAGTATCGTCAGTTCCAGATGCTCTCATTCTATATAAAATGTCTGCATCTGTAGCAGATGAGGCTGTAAGGTTGATCTGTACCATATAATTTAAATAAGTTGCTGAAAAACAATTGTTGATATTGATTGCCGTAGATGTAGTAAAGTCTGCTGAACCAGTAAGAATTAGCGCTCCCCCTGATGGTGTCGCCCACTTTAATCCAGTTGCGGTACTTGAATCAGCAGTTAAAACCTGATTATTTGTTCCTACGGCTAAACGGGCAACGGTATCTGCTGCGGTTGCTGCAATTAAATCACCTTTGGCATCTACAATGTTTGCTGAAATTGGATTTGATGCGCTTTGAGTTGCCCAGGCTGAACCTGAATAAACCATAATCACATCTGTGTCTTTTAAATAACAGGCATTGCCTTCTTGTGGAGATGTCACGGCTGCATCGCGGGCCGTTGAATTGGCAAATACCCAAATCCCTTGCATTAGGTAGCCATCTACATCGTTGGCGGTTAATACTTCACCTGTTGTAAAATCTTTAAACCCTAATCCTGCTGCCATTTTATCTCCTTAGTAACTTAAACTGCTAGTGTCCAAAACGCCGTATTGCGCATTGTTCAAAATAAACGAATCCAAAATAGGCTCTAGCGTGACAAATTGTACGCGCCATTTATTCGGATTTATAGTCATAGCCACGCCAAAAATTTGCAAAGTTTTTGTTAGGGTGCTTGAACCCGGCTGCGTGGTTGTAATGGTTATTGGGTCAAAAAAATCAAGGTCTAAGGCGGCCACGATTCCTGTGTCATAGTTTTCTGTGTAAAGGTCTAAAATAATGGAATCACACCGCACGCTGGTTTCAGCACGGCTAGCCACATAAGCCTGTGCATAGTCCAGGGCCACGGCATCAGTTTGCATTAACAAATCGCTTTGGGTGTAACTATGTAAAAAGTATTTATTCACGCTGGCTGAATTAGTGGCTTGTTGTGTTGTGCCGCCTGATCGGGTGATATTGGCCTGATTGTAAATAAGAACGTCATTTAGTACCCATTGGGCATCAAAGTAACGTAGGCCAGGTGAGGCGTTATCGGTAAACACTGTGGGCGTGCCACCAATACTGCCTGCCGTTACTGACCGATCCTGAAAAACAAACGAGCCTGTGGCATCTACGTAAAAAGCGCCGTACTCACTGGTGCTGACCACTTGACATGCTGCCAAGGCTGTACGAGCCGTGCCTGGGTCTGCCTGCATGGTTGTTTGCCCGGCATCTATGTCACGCATTGTTTGTGGCCAGGAAATGCTGTCCAATAAGTTGTTGATTCTTGCGCCGCTTAATTGTCCAGCGCTAGTGCCAGCCACGGTAGAAATTTGCGCATTTTGCGCCAATCTAAATGCATCAACGGCTGTAATAGTTGTGTAGGTAACGTTATCGTTTGATTCCTGCGGGGTAATAGTTTGGTAGCCAGTTATGAAACCGCTAAAAATAGGATAGGTAACGCCTTGAAAAGTAGCGGTAATTTGTAATTTGCGCATTGGGTCAAGCAGGCCAAAATAAGGTGAGGCACTGTTTTGCGGATTAAAGTCGCCAGTTTGATCAACAAGGCGCATTGTGCAAGTGCCAGTTTGAAATTGGTCGGACTCAGCGTTACGGCCTCGTCGGGTAGTAATGCCATCTACTTGGTTTGACACATCAACAATTAGGTTTGCGCTATCTGCCAAAATGTTTGTGCCCAAAATTCCTTGATTTAAAATCATAGCCTGTGCAAAACTTGGTCCGGTACTGAAGTTAATAAAAGCGTTAAGCGTAGGTACTGTCATGGTGTTGGTAGCGCCCCTGCATAAGTTTGGCTATATCCAAAACGGTTAAGTTGTTGTATGGCTTTTTGTACCGCTTCGGTAAGCGCTTCTTCACTGCCCACTGGGGTGTTGATTGTTATGTTATTTATTGTTCCACTGCTGTTACCTGGTAAGGCTACGCGCAAACTGCTTATTGTTGCCATGTATTCTGCCAAAGTTGCCTCTGAATTGCTAGCAATAACTTCGGCAGCGGCAGCGGCGGCCTCAGCCTCGGCAGCAGCGGCAGCAGCGTTATTTGCCACTGATTGTGCTTCAATTTCAGCAGCCTTTTGAAATATAGGGTTATCTTTATATGTCTCATATTGGCTAATCGGTATGCCAGCAATTTTAATTTCACGTACACCCATTGCAGCAAATTTGGCAGCATCGGCTAAATTGCCTAATGAAATTGCTGCTAAATACTCTTGGTTTAACCTGGCCTCGTTGGCTTTGTCTAACTCGCCCATACGTTTAGCGGCGGCATTAGCATCCTCATCCATAATTGTAAGCAGGCTACGGATACGTGCTTTTTCGGCTTCATCTTTGGAATTGGCTAACGCTGTTTCAAGATTGATGCGATCAACGTCAAATTTCTTTTTAAGCGCATCTAATTCGGCTTGCTTTTTCTTGTCTGCTACTTCTGCTGCCGTCAGTTTGTTTTTTTCTTTTTCTACTAAATTGCCTTTTTTAATTGTTGCAATTAGTTTTGCGCGCTCGGCTGTTTCGGCTGTGAAATACATAGATGTGCTGCTGTACGGGGCTTTTTGCGCTGGTGTTTTTTGTGCTTCCATACCCAGGGCTTTAAAAGTTGCAAGATCACCGCGTAATAGTGCAAGGCCTTGACCAATACCAGTACTGAAATTTAGACTAAATTTTGCACCCAAAGTAGCAAGTTTTTCCATTAACCCGGTAGTTTTTTCTATTCCGCTTTGCGTACTACCGCCACCAATTGCATTTAAAGAATCAAGCAAACCTTTGCCAATAATTTCCTGGGCATTAGCAGCCGCTACGCTAAGGGCAGCCATTTGCCCTGCGTAAGTATTCAAAACACCTATTGCTTGGCCGCCAAATCTGCTATTAAGTCGGGCAGTAATTTCTTCCATATCGCCCGTTTTTAATATGGCTTTGTCTAAACCTGCGTTAAGCCGACTCAACCCTGTAGTTTGTCCTGCATATCCACGCGCCAAAGCCTTTGAAACTGTAGCCAAATCGTTAGTAGTTCCAGCCGACACGTCTAAGGCAAGTTGTAAACCTTCTTGCGCCTTGGTAATTGATCCGGTGGCTGTTAGCAAAGTTTGAAACGCTGGCCTTAATTCATCATCTAGGACTTTGTAGGTGTCCTGCATCCGAGATATAAAACCTTCAGTGGCTATAGTGGCAAAACCATTGCCTGTGTTTTGTAAGGCTAGTGATAGCGACTTTGCTGCTTTTTCGTCGGCCATAAAAGCCTGAACGCTGGCCTTACCAAATTGCACAATTTGGCGTGTAGCAAACGCCGCTGCAAATCCCTTGGCTAAATTGTTGGTAGTTTTTTGGAACTGAGTTATTTGGCGCTCGCCTTTTTTAAGGGCTGTGCCGTTCCATTTGGCTACCGCACTGACTACTAAATTTGGCATTAGGCAGCCAATCCGTAGGCGCTAGCGGTGTTTGTAGCGTTGAATTGCGCCACGGCTACGTTGATTGCCAGGTTTACTGCGTGCGCTGCACGACCCTGATTCTCAGCCCACGCCCGGTATATCAGGCGGCCACGTTGGTCTGTGTTGCCAAAACGCGGATCAATGCTGCCACGGCTGCCGTATAACTCACCTAACGGCGCTAAAAATTGTTTGCCTGCATTTGGGTTAAGGCTATTCATATCACGGCGCGTGCCACTAGATACGCTGTATTTTTTATCTTTTGCAAGTTTATGACGGCTAGCCACAATGTGTGATGAATCTCTGCCGTTTGGATGTACGCGGCCTGACGTTTCAAAGATTGCTCCACCAGGCGAATTGTTAGCAATAAAATATGCAACCTGCCAGCGCCTTGTAAATTTAGCGCCTGCCACTTCGCCCTTATTGTTAGCACCTTGACGATAAACAATGCCAGCGCGTGTTTCGCTTTGATCATACTTAGGAAAAAACCTGTGGCCTCTAGCGGCTGTGGATGTATTGGCTTTTGTCCAACCGCTTAGCATTTCACTGTTGCCCGGTGCAAAGGCACGAGCCTTATCGCGTATAGGCATCATCGCCCCACGGATTTGTGTGTTCATTTGTTTGGCTAGGTCAGGGTCAAATTTGCGCATGGCTTTAAGTGTGCCTTGCACGCCTGTAATGTTTACGGGCATTTTCACGCTCCCTTGCTCTGTCTGCCAATACTTGCAATACTGCTTTAAACATGACTTCATCCATTGCCAGGACTTGATCGGGGCTAATTTTTAACTCAATGGCTAGTGATGCCACCAAATATGTAAAACTGCCCCGATCTATCCTGCTTTTGGGTTTTCATCCTCAATTACTTCCACCGATATAAGCGACGATAAGAAATCGTCACCAAACGGCGGTATAACTTCGGTACGCATCAACGCGTTGTGAGCCAACCAATAAAGATCACTGTTTTTCTCATGCTCGCGTAACTGCTTGTACAGGCCTTGGCCTGCGTACTTTTCAAACGCGACTTCAACCACCGGGGTAATGCTTACTATTGTTTCCCCGGTAGCCCTTACGATTTTTAGCCGTGCCATTGTTTGCCCCTTAGTTAAATGTTCCTGTAGTTGCGTATGCAACAGCAGATGTACAAGTGAATGTCATGCTTGATCGTGCAAAGTCCTCAGGGCCGCCTGTGCCTACTGGGGTTAGGTTGTTTACCAAAATTGATACGGTGTACAACGGATTTGATGCGCTAATTACTGTAGCGGATGCCGCACGCACTGGCACAATCAAAGCCGTTACGGATGTACCGTAAGCAGCCTGCAATGTTGCCTGTACTTTGGACGCGGCCCAATCGTTTAAGAAGTCCACTTGTAATGTTGAACTTTCCAAACCTTTTGAAAAAGTGTGAGATGCCGACCCCATACTTGTGGTTTCCACTTCGTCAAAGGTTTGTGTTAAGGTAATGCTAGTTACGTATTCGCTCAAATCAACGGTGGCAATTTTCAGGCCAACCAGGTTATCTAAATAAATTGCCATCGGTTATTCCTCATCCTTCTTTGTAGTTGGTCTTTCATTTGGTATAGGCAGACCAAGTTTTTTTAAAACCTCAATATCTGCCGGGGTTATCTGTTGATCTGCCATTTTTAACTCCATTGTGTTAGTACGGTTATTTGTAGGTCTGCCATAAGCAGGCTGCCACTATCAGCGTTTAGTACTGTAGGCGCTGAGATCGTGGTAACGCTAAATGAGATCGCACTGTTAGCCAGTTTGTTAAACACGGCGATCATTGTGTCCTCTATGCCAGCCAGGTTGCCCTGGTTATCAAATGCCGGCACGGTCATGGTTATTCGGAAGTTGGCCATTGGCTGTATTGCTGCCTGGTTATAGCGGCCATTGGCAGGCACAATATAAGGATCGGCTGGTGAGACAATAACTGAATTGGCCAAAACTGTGGTTGGTGGATAGGCAAAGGTTTGCCACACACCAGCGTTTTCCAACGCGTTTGCAATAGTAGTTCTAAGAGCTGTGATCGCTACGGCCATGGGTCAGCCGATCATAGACATAGGTGACATGTACGGGGCTAATAGCCCCCTAATTTTGCCAATTAAAGTGTTACCCATGCGATAAGGACTAGGGTTAAAGTTATCAACACTGACTCCACCAGTTTGGCTAACCTGCCGTGCTTGGAAAATATCTACGGCCAGGATCATTGCGGCTTCGCGCACACTGGCTGTGTTTACATAGGTAGCGGTCTTTGTGTCTGCACCTTCGGCTTTGCCATAAGGTAACACGCGCCTAAAATTCTGATCTGCTGCTGTTTTTGCATATTGTATAAAACTGTAACCTTGTGGATTTTGGTAATAATTAAGTTGCAAATTAAACGCTGGCAATATATTGGCTGTGCCAGTGCTAAATGGAATTGTGCCAGTAATTGTGTATGAGCCGTTAAACGTTGTACCAGCCCCGGTAATCGTTACAGTTTCGCCTGTAGTAAAAATACCGGGGTTGGCCAACATAACAGTTGCAACGTTAGATACGAGCGCCGTTCCCACGACGGGTGCAGAATCAAACCAAAGGAAGGAGTTGATTTGGTCCTGTGCCGCCTGACACACTTCATCCAGCGTTGCATCGGTGTACAAAGTGCCAATACCTAAATTTGCGCGCAATTCTGCAACAGTGACATAGGTAGCGGCCATTTTGCACTCCTTTACTTGTTAGGTCGGTGGGTCAAAGGGCTAATGACCCACCGACTTCTTAGGGGATTAGTTCAGGTTGAACTTAACAATGCCCTTTGGCATTTTGGCGATAGTTGCCATGTAACCATAAATGGCCACCTGCACCTGTAGGTTTGAAACTACGTTTACGCTCATGTAATTGGTTGCGCTGCGGTAAACAGTAAATGCTTCAGGTGCAAGGATTACTGCTGAGTCATCAATAGTTGTAGTGGCTGTGAAATTCTTGTCCACGTACAAATCAAGTCCTAGCACGTTGCCACGAATTGAACCTGGCTGTGTCAGCCCGCCCGCGTTCATTGGCTGTGATGCTGAATAGATTGGGCGGCCTGTTGTATCTGTTGCGCCCATAAGTAGTTGCCATTGTGATCCATTGGCAATGTAGTTATTTGCAAAATAACCTGTGGCTTCGTAAACCTTACGTGCTGAATCGGAAGCAAATTCAATAATACCTGCTGAATCTGCATCGCAACCTGATGAATACTGACCAGCAGCAATAAGCGCTGCTAATACTGTTGTATCAAGTGTTTTTAGGTAAGCATTTTGCAGTTGGTTAGTCAATTCAGCATAGAAATTTGGATCGCTGCGCTCGAGGAGCTCGATGCTCAGCGTATTCATGCCACTATACTTGGAAATTGTGCCGCTCAAATACGCGGTTTCCATGCCGGTATTTTGTACTGCGCCTGCTTCGGCTTCAACTGTTACAACTGGTGCAACACCTGTACCGCCACCTGCTGAAGTAACCAATGAAGGTACGTTAATTGTCATGCCGCTTGCTGGCAAAACGCCTTGTGAACAAGCATCAATAGCAGGAGTTCCAAAACGTGTATTTGTTGGAAATTCTGAAAGATACTGAGTAGGTGAAAATGCCGGGTTGGTTGCAAATGAATCATCGGCTGCTGTTACGTATAGGCGTGAATCTTCATTGCCTAGCGCTGCTTTAATTTTGTGCTCTGTATATGCACCCATTGATGTAATAGGTGTACGTACAGTTTGGCTGTTTAATACTGAAGGTCGGATGATTTTGCGAGCTGCTTCCACTGTTGGTGCAGCCACTTCCTCATTCTGATCCTCATTTGGAGTTTCGGGGGCTGTAGTCACAGGCTCCTCGCTTTCTGTTTCGGTTTCGGTTTCGGTTGTTGTGCTTGTTGTCGTACTTGTTGTTACGCTGGTTTTAACTGTTGTGGACATTTCTGCATCTACAACTTCTGCCTGCGCAGCAATTCTTTGCACCGCTGCTGATGAAAAGGCTGGACTTTCCACCAAACTGACCTCGCGTAAGGTTGCAGCGGTCACCAGGAGGTAGTCACCTTTTGGCTCTGATGCAGATACTTCC